TATGGACAAATCCAAATGATACTGTATTCACTCCATTCTTGGGTATTGGAAGTGAAGCATATCAGGCAATTTTAATGGGAAGAAATGCATGTGGTATCGAATTGAAACAGTCTTACTTTGAACAGGCAATGAAGAACATTCAGAACGCCGAGATGGAGCGTGATCAAATTGACTTATTCAGCATGTGATGATTATGAGCAGTTTCTTAAAACAAAACTGCAAGTAACTCCAAACAAAGGATTCAATCCTGAATCATTGAACAGTTACTTATTTGACTTTCAGAAGGATATTGTAAGGTGGGCTTTGAAAAAAGGAAAAGCAGCATTGTTTGAAGATACAGGGCTGGGAAAAACAATCCAGCAGTTAGCATGGGCGGAGGCTGTATGCAAACATACGAATGGTGATGTCTTGATTCTTGCTCCATTGGCAGTATCAAAACAAACAGAAAAAGAAGCTGTTAAGTTTGGGATCCAATGTCATCTATGTGAATGTCAGGATGATGTAATGCCTGGCATCAATATTACAAACTATGAAAAGATGCATAAGTTTGATGCAGATTCATTCATAGGTATCGTTCTAGATGAAAGCTCTATTATTAAGAATTACTCAGGGAAAACAACTATGGAATTCATTGATCTGTTTGCAAGGACGAAATATAAGCTATGCTGCACGGCAACACCTAGTCCAAATGATTATACGGAAATTGGTACAACATCAGAGTTTCTAGGAATTATGCCAAGGTCTGAAATGCTATCAACGTATTTCATCAATGACTGTATGCAAGGTGATGGATGGAGGCTGAAAAGACATGCTATCAATGATTTCTTCAGATGGATGACCACATGGAGCATGATGATTAAGACTCCTAATGACCTTGGATATGATGGTTCGCGTTTTAATCTTCCAGGGTTGAATATAAAACCAATAATAATCCCAAGCGAGCCGGATGATGAACATCTTATTCCTGTATATGCAGAAACATTGACTGATCGAAGAAAAGCAAGAAAAGAAAGTTTAAATGAGAGAGTTCAAAGATCCGCAAAGCTTGCACAAGGTGATGAACAGTGCCTAATTTGGTGTGATTATAACTATGAGAGTGAAGCACTTCATAATGCGATTGAAGGATCGGTAGAAGTGAAAGGATCTGATCAGCCTGAGCATAAAGAAAATGCGATGATTGGATTCACGGATGGAACTGTTAAAACATTGATTTCTAAGCCTTCGATATGTGGATTCGGTATGAACTGGCAGAACTGTCATAAGATGATCTTCTGCGGCCTGTCAGATAGCTTTGAACAGTTCTACCAGGCAATCAGACGATGCTATAGATTCGGCCAGATGAATCAAGTGAATGTATACATTATCATCAGCGAGAATGAAATGAATGTATTGGACAACGTAAGAGATAAACAAAACAGACATGAAACAATGACAAAAAGAATGATTTCTATTATGAGTGAGTCTGAAAAGTCTGAAATTGAAGATAGGCAATACATTCCAACAAGCTATTCAGCAGACAAAAAGATGGAGGTACCAAAATGGCTATGAGTACTGATGATGAAAAGGATAAAGCAATTAAATTTCTGATGTATCAATTGCACAAAGCAAATGAAACAATTGATAGCCAATTCTGCACAATTCTTCATCTAGAGAAACAAATCAGGCAGTATGAGATGATGAATGAATTTGAAAGGATAATCAATGCTTCAGATTCTTGAACTATTCGGCGGCATTGGATCTCCTAGGTGTGCATTGAGAAATATAGGTGTGCCTGTTAAAAGCATTGATTACGTAGAAATTGATGAAGCAGCAGTAAGGACATACAACTCAATATTCAGAGATGATTTGCATTATAGATCTCAATCAGTTGTCGGATGGAACTTAAAACCTGACATTCTAATTCACGGATCACCATGTCAGGATATCAGTATTGCAGGCCATCAAAATGGAGCAGATGAAGGATCTGAAACAAGATCATCACTTATGTGGGAAACAATAAAGATCATTCAATCAATGGGTGTATGGAAGCCTAGGATTGTTATATGGGAAAACGTCAAGGCAGTAACAGGCAAAAAGATGATAAAAAACTACCTGAGATACATTTCTGAGATGGATAAACTCGGATATACATCCAACAACGAGATACTTGATGCGAGAGATTTCGGGCTGCCACAGGCAAGGAAGAGATGCTTCACTGTATCGATGCTTAACAACCAATTATTCATGTTCTCAAAGATGGAAAAACAGCCAATGAAAGATATACATGAATTTTTGGAAAATAACGATATGGTCCCCAACGAATACACCGTAACACAGCCGAGTGTTCTCAGTGTGATTGGAATGACTGGGATCAAACGTGCAACGGTTATTAAAGACTATGCATATACAATCACTTGCAGGCAGGACAGAACACCAGCACAGATCATTGACTGCGGAAACAGGTATCGATATTTAACAGAAAAGGAATGCTGGAGATTGCAGGGATATACAGATGATGACTTTAAAGCCGCAATGGAAGTTCAAGCTAAAAATGGCCGCTATCGTATGGCACTGTATAAACAAGCAGGTAACAGTATTCCTGTGCCAATATTTGAAAGCATGTTCAGAACAATGCTAGAAGGATGAAAAATGGACCTAGAAAAGCAGAAAGAGCATTTTAAAGACAATATTGCTACATTCAGTGATTACGGAAATATAAAAATTGTAGATTTTCAGAAACCATCATCATCAGAGTATCGAATCAGATTTTTATTTGAGGAAGACCATCACAGACTGCATATCAGCGGTGATCTAGGTGAACTGATGGCATTCAACGATAATAACATGTGTTATGAAGGGTTCGGTGATTTCGTCAATAATACAGATTATTTCAGAGAAAAAATTGACTGCTGCGACAGAGATCTATATTTCTACGATGTTGATCTAGCCCGCAAGCAATTGCAGCAGGTAATAATAGATAGAGAATTAGTTGATGATATAGCACCTTTGAAGTATTACAGCCCTGATGACGTAGATGATGCAGTGACTGACTTTATTGACAATGTTCTTGAAGATTTTGACTGTGAAAATGGTATTGGGTTTAAAGGATATGCAGAGGCATCCGAATATATACCAGATTTATTTGATGATTTTAAAGATTTAGGGAAAACTGAAACAGGCATTCTTGATCTGTATATGATGGCGTACAAAATGGCAATTAAGCAGTTGAAAGGGAAGAATAAGATATGAGGCTAATTGATGCAGATGATCTGTTAGCCACAAATTATTTAGCTGACAAGGATAAATATGAAAAATCCGGCCACATTAATCGTGATGCAATGAATGAGATGATGTTGTACGAGTTTAAAATGATGGTAGATGATGCTCCAACTATTGAAGCAGCACCAGTAGTACATGCTCACTGGGAAACATACTCAAATCCTTATGCTTTTACTCCAGGTGGATGTCCATATGTTAGATGCAGCCATTGTCATGGTTATGGCTCAATGCATCTAGGTGGTCCAGAAGGTTATCGTTGGGATTACTGTCCTTGCTGTGGCGCAAAGATGGATGAGAAAAGATAAACATGGCTAAGACAGAGACTACAAAGATGCTTGAAAAATTGTTATCAAAACATTTCAACTATAGAACTGATTTTTATACATTTGAATGCACTTATGGATGGAATGGTAGTGAAATTGTTGATTGCATATCATACAACTGCAAAAGAGAAGTTACCTGTTTCGAAATAAAGCAATCAGTAAGCGACTTCCACAGCAAAGCAAAACTATCATTTTTTGGAAATCACAATTACTTTGTTATGCCATATGCTCTTTATGAAAAAGTAAAAGATGAAATTCCAAAGGATATTGGAGTGTACGTGCCTACTGCGTATCCTTCATACAAAAACGATTTTAAAGAAATTTATGATGTTTACGAAACGTTGTTCTGTATTAAAAATGCTAGAACTTTACAGCTAAAAGCTGACAAAGAGGTAATCCTATCCTCAATGCTTAGATGTTTATGCAGAGACAGAGATAGAGGATCATGTTTCGGAGAGGGAGATTATACAAATGAGTAAATATTCCGGATCAACAAAGGCAGCTAAGACGAAAATAGTACCAAAGGGTATGCCGAAGAAGATGGACAATCCAAATGATGACTACCAGCGCAAGACCAGCACTAAGCTAGGCAAGCAGACAATGTGGTATTTTACAAAGCCAGACTTTGAGAAGATGCAGCGTGCATGTCTGGTCCACCAGCAGAAGGCAGTAAAGGGATCCAATACTGAATACAGATGGGAACGCAACTATGTAATGATGATGACCGGAGCTAATATCGGCTGCAGGACGTCCACAATCCTTGAGCTGACGCCAAGAAACTATGCCGGCGGTAAGTTCTATGTCAAGGAACATAAGACCGGCAAAACGCAAAATTACGAGCTGAAAGACAATATGTATGAATTGCTGAATGATTTTTCTATAAAATGGAAGTTTTCAAGGGATGAATTTATCTTCAGAAAGAGCCCAACAAGCGAGAACAAGCCATTGAGCCGTGTGGCTGCCTGGTACTTCATCACAAAGCTCGCGGATGAAGTTGGTATCCAATATAACGTAGGAGCCTATAGCCTTCGCAAATCATTCGCCAGATGGCTATATGATGACTGCCATGACATATTCAAGGTGATGCGTGTCCTGCAGCACAGCGATCCAATCATTACTGCTAGATATATCTGCTTGGAAGAGGATGAAGTAACCAAGATCAGACAGGGAATTGAGTATGGGTTTGATAGCTTCAAGTAATAACTTTTAACATAGTAGATTATGTTAAAAGATTAAACTGATAAATATCGATATGTCGCTTAACAGAAACATATATCGAGCAAAAAGCAATGCATCAGAGTTTTAACTTAACTCATATTCTGTTAAAAGTTCAGAGGGAGGGAAAAGGGATATAAAAATGGTCAGATTAAATGACGATTGATGATTTAAGGAAGTATCAGTCATTGAAAAATGAAATTGAATCATTGGAGCAGGAGAGGATGTCATTCTATTATCCGATCCAGTCTCCTGCAGCTAATGGATCGCATTCAACGACGCCAGGCAATCCAACAGAGATAGCATTCCATCAGATTGAAAGAATTGACGAAATGATTGAAATGAAGATAGGAATGCTGCGGGATAAAGTAGAAGAAATCGAGCACTGGATTGATACGGTAGATGATCATGAAGTGCATTCAATAGTTAGATGGCATTATCTGCTTGGACTGACATGGAATGAAACGGCACGCCACATGACCATCGGAATGACTGGTGATAATTGCAGGATGATTATCAAGAGATATTTCGAAAAAAAATAAACCTGTTCGGTTTGTTCGGTTCATATCTGCTATTATGTTAGTATCGAAATACGAGCAGATGGCAAACGCCTCTGCTTTTATTTTGATGGAGAGCCAAATTCATATATACCACCTTATATTGCATGGCTCTCTAGAAAGAAAATGACATGGATAATGATGACTATATCGATAAAGAACATGATCTGACTGATCATAAACGGTTCAAAAGAGAAATGAAGAGAATTGAGGACCTTCAGTCAAAGCCATGCAAACGTTGCCATCATGATCAATGTGATATAGAAGATGAATTTTATTGCGAGGATATAAAGAAGTGGAAGAGAAGAATGAACAAAAGATAAGCGATTTATTTAAGATAAGCCCATGTACTAGATGTGGAGATGCGAGAGACCGCTGCACTCAGTCTGATGAATGCCACCAGTACCGTGCATGGAGACGAAAATACCTATCCCCTGTGAGGAAGATGCATGGCAGGGACTAAAGGGAAGGCTAAACTTAGAGAAGATCACATAGGACCGAAGCGGACAACGTATGCAAAGGCTAAGAAAAGAATCTTTGCAACTCAGACTGTATGTGCTCTATGCGGCAAGCCTGTTGACTTCAGCTTGAAGTGGCCAGATCCAATGAGTGCAACAGTTGATCACATTGTTCCTCTTGCTAAAGGTGGAGAGGTTGATGACATTAACAACATGCAATTAGCTCACTTATGTTGCAATAGGATCAAAGGTGATGCATTACCTAAAATGCATCGGAAGAAAGATATAGTAATTTCTAATAGAATTTTACCTCAGCATTTCGACTGGACGACGTTCGGAAAGTAGGGGGGTATAGGGCCCCCTACCTCTGTCTCTGTACAAGCAATCCAGCACTGTACAAAAAAACACACGAAAGGAGTATCACATGAAAGGACTGCCATATTTAAAAAGAAAGTTAGCATGTAAAAGAGAGCGTGTACTGACTAGATATAAGTATTATGAAATGAAGAATGGAACGTTGGATCTCGGTAGGTTAATTCCTGCTGAACAGTCAGCTCAGTACAATTCAATTCTTGGCTGGTGCCCTAAATCGGTTGATTCCTTGGCTGATAGATTGCAGTTTAATGGATTCAAGGATGATAACTTTGATTTGGAAGAGATATTCGAGATGAACAACCCGGATGTCTTTTTTGATTCAGCTATCTTATCTGCACTGGTATCAAGCTGCTGCTTTATCTATATTTCAGCAGATGAAACAGGATACCCTAGACTGCAGGTTATTGACGGTGCAAATGCAACTGGAATTATTGATCCTATAACAGGACTGCTTACTGAAGGTTATGCGGTACTGAGCAGAGATCCAGATACAGATGCAGTTACGGTTGATGCTTACTTTGAACCAGGGAAAACAACGGTATATGACACAGTAAACAGATCAGTTACGCAGTATGCAAACAATGTTACGGTACCAGCGTTAGTTCCGATTATTTATAGACCTGATGCTAAACGCCCATTTGGCCATAGCCGTATCAGTAGGGCTTGCATGAACATACAGGATAAGGCAAGAATGGTTCTTTCAAGAGCTGATATAACGGCAGAATTCTATTCATGGCCACAGAGATATGTACTTGGGATTAGTGATGATGCTGAATTCGACACAAAAAAAGCATCAATGTCATCATTCCTTGCACTCGGTGACAATGAAGGCAAGAATCCTACAGTTGGCCAGTTCACACAGCAGAATATGGAGCCACATATTGATCAGTTCAAGATGTATGCAGCGGCATTCTCTGGAGAGACAGGACTGACAATGGATGATCTAGGCTTTGCTACAGAAAACCCTTCCAGTTCTGATGCAATTAAAGCGGCACATGAGAACCTGAGACTGACAGCAAGAAAAGCTCAGCGTACATTTGGATCTGGGTTCTTGAATGTTGGATATGTGGCGGCATGTATACGAGACAACTATCCATACCAGCGCAAGCAGATATATCTGACTACTCCGGAGTGGAGACCGCTGTTTGAACCAGATGCCAGCCAGATGACAGGCATTGGAGATGCGGCAATCAAGATTAATCAGGCTGTTCCGGGATACTTTGACAAGGAAAATCTGGAACAGCTGACAGGCATTGAAGGTGGAGACAGTACAGATACGGTTGAGCAGACCACTAGTACAGTCGATGAAACCACACAGGAGCCTGTAGGTGTTGAGTAATGGAAGATATTGTTCCTGCTCTGTATAAGCGTATAAAAGCCGATTATACACGCAGAGTAAAGAAGAACAGTACCGTACAGTCGTTGCTTGATAAAGCCGAAAAAGGATTAGGCACACAGGATGAGATATCACTGTATGCCAGGGCATTGGGAGATTGTGCAGCGAAGGCATTAGAAGAAGGATTGAAGGCTGATAACCTGCCGGATGGAAAGATCTACTGGTTTATTGCGGATAGAACGATAAAGCCATTGTTCAGGCTTGTGTATGAGCAGGTTTACGCAATGACAAGCACTGTTCAAACTGCTGAGGATAAGAAGAATGGGATCAGTATTAAACCACAGAAAGCCGCTTTTCCGACAGAAAGAATTGAAACAATAGAGGGAAAGATCGTACAGATGTCATTGGGAGGAACTGATGGAAAATGATCAGGACAGTGCAGTCAGTACAATACTGGACAGGGCACTAAGCAATGCGGCGCAAAGTCTGTATGACGATTATGTCAAAACGAATGCATCGTTCCGGTCAAATGCTGGACTGAAAGCAAAGATTGTACGTACTATGCATGGCAAAGGTTGCAGGTGGTGTAGAAACCTTGCCGGAGAATATAGTTACCCAGATGTTCCTAGAGATGTATACAGGCGGCATGACAACTGCTCCTGCACAGTTACATATGTGACTGAAAAAGGAACGCAGGATGTATGGAACAAGCAATATGGAGACACCGCTGAAGAACGTTCTCAGAAATGGGAGAAAAGAAAAGTCGAAATTGCTGATGAAGAAGCCGAAAAGAAGGTAGCTAGAGAGTATAAGAATGAACCAGTAAAAAAGATCATTGACTACACAGGTATGTCTCCAAAAGATGCCAGTATTTATTACAACAAGAATAAGTGGGCTATGGAGAATTATAGTGTAGAGGAAATGTTGAAAATGGATGGCTACATTACCCAGGATGATATAGTAAAGGCTTACAAAAACAGCCCTGCAGGCAAGGCTGCTATGGAAAGACTAAAAAGTGTTGGACTTGATGAAAATCTAAGGCGGCAAGTAGGGGAAGACGGGCAACAAATAATTGATAAACCAACATACAATAAATTAGTAAAATAATTCAAGCGCACCGGAGGAACAATTGTTAGAGGAGATACCGCAGAAGATTGGTTAAAAGATCGTGCATCCGCATCGTATGTAGTTGGTGGTAATACTGCATTTATTAAAGACAATGCGACGGTATCTGATGTTTTAGAAGAAATGTATCATGCTATGCAGGATAAAAAAGGAATATATAAAAATCATCCAACAGATGAAATGATACTTTTAAGAGAAATTGATGCTCAAGAGTATTTGCTTAGTATGAGCAACAGATATAAAATACCTATAGAAGAAGTAAACGTAACAAAGAGTAACTTAGATTATTATCAGAATTGTCTTAAAAATCTTAAAGACAAGAAAGGAAGATAAGTATGGAATACAAAATTGAAGATGCATTCAATGTTGGAAATATTACGATTCTTTCTTTTGACAGAGAACGGGATGCAAATGATTATTCATATTCTGATAACGTGGTAATTGATGGAATAAGTAAAACGTATTGTTCACAACACATGAAAAATTGGATTAGTATTGAGCACGATGATAATCCAGCTAGATTTATCGGGAAAAATATAATGTTTAAATAAAACCGCTTCGGCGGTTTTTTAGGAGGTTAATATGGGGAAAGATGATTATGATGTGATTGTATGTAAGATTTTGACATATTTATATGCAGTTTTAAAGAATTGCCGCAAACGTAATGACGATTATTTACAACCAATGACTAAAGATTTCCCGATTGATGCAGACTATTTTACTTTGTTCTGGATAGTATGAAAAAGGATGGATATATATCTGGAATAGTAGTTCAAAGAATACAAGGCGGTGAAATCTATAGAGTTTATTATGAAGATATCATGATTACTTCGGATGGAATTCATTATTTACGTGATAACAGTGTAATGAATAAGATTGCTGAAAGCCTTCCGATATTTGGAAGTATTGCTAGCTTATTTATCAGGTGACCGCTTAAGCGGTTTTTTATTAGGAGGAAAGTATGTTGCATCACTATATAACAAGGTATTTGAATGAGAATGGAAAAGATATAGTGGAATCATGGCTACAATTCAATATTCTAGGATATTCTTTTTGCTTTTCTAGAAGAACAGAGGAAATAAAAGACAGTCACTCTGTAAAGTGATTGTCTCTAGAGCATTACCTCTTTTCCCACTTGTCTTTAGGCTTCGATGTAGGTGGTAAACGATGACCAGGCTTTATTGTTGCATGATGAGGATCGTCAACATGGCCACCATTAGGACCAACTTCATGATACTTACCACTAGGCACATTATCTGTGCCTGGTTTATAAATTCTTGGCATAATACTCACCTCCTTTCGAGATGAGTATATTTCTATTAGGAGGAAAGCAAATGGCAAAACAGCGAGCACCGAATGTGATCGTCTTGTATAGAGATAACGGATAGGAGGAAAGTAAATGGCTAAGTCCAGAGAAGGACGCCAGACACCTATTCAATCCGTTGTTTTACCTTACAAAGAGACACATGGAACAGAAGCTATAGAACTATATAACAGCACTGGGAATACAGCGATGGAATGGCAGGAATTACTTTTATATGACATGCTGGCCACAAACGACAAAGATCTATGGGTACACATGAATTATGGATTTGCAGTTCCTAGAAGAAACGGCAAGTCGGAAATATTGATTATGCGTGCACTGTATGGTCTTGAACAGGGCGAAAGGATACTGTATACAGTTCATAGAACAGATACTTCTCGTGTGTTGTCATAGATGGTGAGAATGGTCAAAAGATTATGACAGATCAGATGAAAAAGGAAACACTTAACAGTCCAATACTTTCAAAGGTGGCTGAAATCATTAAAGGAAATGTAATGCTTGAATAGGCTATATTCAGTAAAACACTGATTCATATGGAACAACAATACTAGATGCTGTTATAACAAATTATGAACATAGAGGTATTACTTGCTGACCTTCTTGGCACGCTCGATTGTTTTTTGCATTGCATCTCGGAATACTGATGATTGGCTTATTCCTAAGCTATTGCAGGCTTGTTTGAATTCTTGTACAAAGTCGATAGAATAAGATCCTCTAACGGTCATCATATTTTCTTTTTTCCATTCGTTCCGATTTTTACGGAATCAAACTTTGAAGTATTTTCTTTAGCCATCAGTTCTCTCCTGCTTTGTTTATCCTCGAAATAATAGCTATAATTGATACTAATGATGCTAATGCAGCTGCTAGGATAATCCAATTATGTTTTATAGCAAATAAGGTAACTAAGGCTCCAAATGCAATACTAAGCAATACCAGCAGAATGATTTCTCTCTTGAACATAATCGTTTAATGGATAGAATGAAAGTAGAGGCGGGGAGCTCTGTACTCCCCTTGTACTCTGCTTATTGAATCCCTGGAGCAGAGCGAGAATTGCAACTATCAGAGTTATTAACTCGATTAGTTCTGATCTTGTCCAAGGATTCTTTTTTTCTTATCCATCTAATCATCTCTCTTTCTCTACATTTATTATGTATCATACGCTCATGATGCTAATACAAATGATAAAAGATGATGGATTTATATTTTACTTTGCTCACAATTTGGTCACAGAAACATAGCAAATATTGAGCAGCTGCTGAACATAAAAAAATCACTGGAAGCAGCGAAAATCCGCATATTCAGCGATCTTTGGAAAATCCAATAAAGTGTGCCCGGTGGGGATCGAACCCATAACCTTCAGATTCGGAATCTGATACTCTATCCAATTGAGCTACGGGCACATAAAGCTTATTTATTTTAAC